TTAATTGCCAGTACGTGTACTTCGTGTTCTTTCGCTAGATGCTCTAGGACACTATGCGTCACACGAGCAAAACCTGTATTACAACATGCGTCGCCGTACCAAAGAATTTTAGCCATTCCTGAAATATCGTTCAGATACGACTAATATAGCGATACTGTCAACTTAGTGATATGCCTAGCAAAGAAACTTTCGCATATCGCCGTGGCGCACAATTACGAGCAGCTCGGGCTATTGACGATACTTCTACTGTAGTAGATACTATATACTCCAAAGCTACCAGTGATTTTCATACGTTCTGTACGCTGTTAGATAAAGCTCCTCAGAAACATATGCTGGAGTGGTACAGCCATTTGATAACAGGTGAATCAAATAAATATCTAATTGACATAGCGGGACCTAACCTAGATATTCTTGCCCCCCGTGGGCCCCTACATCCCTCAACCAAAGTTGCAACCCCTTGTGGTTGGCAAACTTTAGACAAAATATGTATTGGAGATTATGTGTATGGAGATGACGGCAAGCTAACTAAAGTCTTAGATGTTATAAATTATGACGTAGTAGATACGTTTAAAGTTATTTTTTCGGACGACACATACATGATTTGTGACGATTCTCACCGAATCGATGTTCGACGCATGGGAACAGATAAAAAAGGAGAATATAAAAAACTTACTTTACAAGAAATTCGTACTTTTGTAACTACCGGTATTTCCGGTAATTGGCGTACTGGAGTCAAACGGACAGTACGAGTAGCTGAGTCAGGTGAGACCCCTTGGTTGGATACGCGAGGTTACGCACGATATCAAGTTCCTGTTACCCAAGCGGTCGAATATCCGGAAAAAGAACTCCCGATTCATCCTTATTTGCTAGGTGTTTTACTCGGCGACGGGGGTTTAACTGATTTATCTTCGATAAATATCACAACAAAAGATAGGGATATTATTGATTTTATAAGTACAGTTTTACCCGAAAATCATAAAATTGTAGATACTTCTTATGCGTCACGAAAATATTCTTATCAAATTCAATTTAAAAATTCTGGTTCAAAAGCTCCGGTTATTGATGGTAGACGCGGTGGATTTAAGAAAAAAATCTCTGAATCTTTAGAGCTGTTGGGATTACGCGGTAAAAGTTCTTTAGATAAAAGTATTCCCTCGATTTACTTACAAGGTTCAAAAGAGCAGCGCGAATGGCTTTTACGAGGTCTTATGGATTCTGATGGAACAAAAGGAAAATTAAAAGTAAAAGGAGGACTTGTTTTTGGCTCATCTAGTAAAAATCTAATTGACAATTTTTCTGAACTTGTCAGGTCATTAGGAGGAGTTGTATCGTATTTTAAACCATATTATCCTCACTATTATCGTAGTAAGCAAAAAATTATTAGTAAAAATCTAGCATACAGAGTAGCTGTGCATTTACCCGAAGATATTAAACCTTTCTATTGCACTAGAAAATCATCCATTTATTTAGGTCCAGCTGCACCCAAGAGCAACCGTGGAATTGTTAGAAGTATTAAAAATATTATCCCGTGTGGTAAAAGTAAAATCATGTGTTTAAAAGTTGATAATAAGCAAGAAAGATTTTTAATTAATGACTATGTAGTTAGTAGTAATTCAGCAAAATCTACCGTACTAAACCTGTTTACTGCATGGATTATTGGGCGGCATACGACGGCTAAGATGCCGTTGCAGATTATTTATGTTTCGTACAACATTGCTACGGCTATTCCGAAAAGTCGCATTATTAGACAGATTATTGACTCTCCTGAGTACCGCAAGATCTTCCCTAAGGTCAAGCTAAAAGCAGGGATGCAGTCGGATATCGGTTGGTCGATTGACTTCGACTACGCCGGCATTCCACGGGTGGGTGACGAAGAATTTACGCTCAGGGCTGCGGGCCTTCGGGGCTCTATTACCTCTAAACGCGCCCACTTGGTCATCGTGGATGACCCTATTAAATCCAGCGCGGACATTAAAAACCCGACCATTCGGGAAGAGATGAACAACAACTGGTCATCCGTTATCGCGCCGATTATCTTTGAAGGCGGACGTTCAATTTGCCTAGGTACTCGATTCCATCCTTTGGATATCCACAAAACAATGTTCGTGCCTGAAAAAGGCTGGAAACAAGTTACGCAGGAAGCCATTACCTACAACAACATGGGCGAGCCTGTTAGTTATTGGCCCGCTCAGTGGTCGGTCGAGTACTTACTAGGTCAGAAAGAACTTGATCCTGTTGCGTTTGCGTTCCAGTATCAGCAGCAACCTGTTATGACTTCGGATCTGGTTGTGTCGCCAGATCTGTTGATTAAAGGCGAAGTGGTAACCGAATTCGACACCTTAGCCGTGGGCATTGACCTCTCGGCAAGTAAGAACGAAACGAGTGACTACACCGCGTTTGTTTTAGGTGGACGGCTGAAGGACAAGTATTACATCATTGACGCGCACCAGTGCCGTTCAATTGGAAACTTAGAGAAGATTGATTTGCTGTGCGATATGTTGTTGGAGTGGGGAATTCTGACAAATCACGACGGGACGTTCTTGCCGACGTATTCAACTATTACCTTGGTTGTTGAATCGGTTGCGTACCAAGCGTCACTGGCAGCTGACTTAAGACGGGTTCTGGTAAACGAGCGTGAACTAGGCAATCTTCACATTCATGAAGTTAAAGGTTTTAGGGGCGACAAAATTGCCCGCTTTCGTGGGACTTTAGGTTTGCTAGAAAACAAGAAAATCACGTTCAATAAATACCGAAAATTTGACGCTTTGTTTGACCAGTTGATCAACGTCGGGGCTACGTCACACGATGACCTCCTGGACGCCTACACCTGGCTGATTCAATATTTGCAACGAAGAGGACAGTTTTCAGTGGAGTATTGATTTTCACCTCGTGGAACAACTAAAGTTCGAACAGTCTCTCGGCACTGCCGAGCCTCGCGATATGTCTAAGAAAATTTGGGTTGCAATTACTGCCCATAACCCCTTGCAACGATTAAATTCTTTAATCAATGTTCTAAACGAGTATCAAAAATTTCCGCATGAAATCTGTGTTAATATTTACGTTAATTACGAAGCTCAAGAAGACGTACCGACACTGGAATCGGTGCTTGAGCAGTTCGATAAGTTAAAAATTAACGTCAAAGTAGCGTCGCCTGAATACCAAAATTGGTATTTGACTTGGGCGCATAAAACCGATCTTGCGCTTGCCATCCTTAATAGGCAGGCAGATTTTTATATTTATCAAGAAAACGATGTTTTGATTCGTCGGGATAATTTTGATTATTTTATGAAGTGGAAACCTGTTTTAAGCCGCTACAACTTAGAGCCGGGTTTTGCATTGTTTGAAAATTTTGACAATAAACGTATCCCCATTGGCAATTACGAAAAATGGTATTTGACAAAAGAAACACCTAATGTTTGGCATAACATTGGTTTTACAGTTCCCAAATTATTGGTTGTTGATTTTGAAATTGATTTTTTTGTGCAGTTAGGAAGCCCTTATTACTGCGGGATGATTTTGGATCAACGTGATGGGGAAACTTATATTCGATCGGATAGTTACGATCCCGAAAAAAGTTATATAAAAACGGGAATTAGAAATTGGCCTATAGCTGATCGAAGTTCCATGGGACTTGCTTTTGAAAATCCCCCGCCTAACCACGAGCATCGAAGATGTGTTCCTGTTGTTGGAGATAATGGAACTTATAAAATTTTAGATTGCGGTTTGATTCAACACGATGACAATAAGTACTCTGCTCGCTTAAAAGAGCAGCATGGTGACTTATTATCCGTTGAGGAAATGTTAGTTTTTTAAGTTTTATGACTAATCAAGCTAAAGATCCTGTTCGTCCGGATTATTACCTTCGAAACGGCATTGAGTGTTACGAAGTACAAAGAGCTTCTATGGGGCTTATTAAATACCAAGGTTATCTAGAGGGATGCGCACAGAAATATTTGTGGCGGTGGGAACAAAAAAACGGAAAAGAAGATCTTGAGAAAGCCGTAGAATATTTGACTACACTATTAGAAACACTCGAATAAAATGGACGTTAGAGCATTTGGTTCCGTATACGGGCAGACAGCCGCACTCCCGTATGCAAGCGGTTTTTCTGTTTCACCTTCTGGAACTAATATTACTTTTGCGGCGTCCAGAGCAATTTATGTTGAAAATGGCAGTAGGTTAACCGATAAATCACTTGTTGTTGTTTTAGCGGATTCTAAAACTCCTCTTACTTTAAATCATATTATAACTAACGGTATTATACCTATTTCTATTGTGCAAATTAGCGGCACCTCGACTATTGACTACTGTCATGTGCTTTATTGATCATGGCTGACGATATTGCTAAAAAACGAGATCCTGAAAAATGGTCCCGCGCTAAAGCTAAAGCGCGAGCAAAATTAGGCGGACATAGTGCGCGAGCTATGCAGTTAGCGACTAAATACTATAAGGATATGGGAGGAGAATATTCTGGTAAAAAATCTTCTTCCAATCGTCTTAGCCAATGGACAAAAGAAGATTGGCAAACACGAGAGGAGCATGAAAAAGACAAGTAAAATAACTGTATGGCTGACTTAGCTCGCGAAAAAGGTCGAACCGAACGTTATTTACCTCGGGCTGCTTGGGCTGCATTAACGCCTGAAGAACGTCGTGAAACCGACGAAATTAAGAAAAAAGCTACCTCAGGTTCAAAACCCGTGGGAACTCGGGTTCAAAATACAGAAAAAGCTAAGGAAGCTCGTAGGAAAGCTTCTAAGTACATCGAACAAAACTTAAAAAAATAAATGTAGACTAGTTACAAATCTGTTTTTTTATGGACTTAACTACGCTTTTAACATCACTTGGTGGTAAACCAGCTCGCTCCACTTGGCGTTCAAGGGCATTACCTGAGTCTTCAGATTTTGCTCAAGAATTATCTAGTTCTTCTAATGATCAATATTTGCTTATGCAGCAATTGCTTGATGAAACAAAAGATGCCCTTATTAGCAAAGCTCTCATAGCTAATAAAATTATGGATTGATACTACTTTTACAGTTTATTATTAGTAAATAAATAAACAGATTTATGGGCCTCGCATCTCCTTATGACCAAGCTAGTCAATTTTTTGGCAAAGCTTATGGTGCTATGACCTCTGCTTCAAATAATCAAATTCGTTATGACGGTCCTTTTATGGAAGAGGATCAATTTGATTCGCAGGATGACAATTCTTACATGAGTGGAGCTGTTCCTCCTCAGACAGGTACAGCCCCGGCAACAGAATCAGATACATATAATTTGGAAGCTGTTAAACGTCAGTTAATTGAGTCTGCAAAAAACAAGCAGCAAAATCGACCTTCTAATGGGAGCGTAAACATTCGTGCGGGTGGCGGTTCTAACCCCGCCGTGATGAGCTAATATACTGACAGTCGAAATAAAGTTCCGTGCTGTTTGACTGCTTTTTATATTTTGATGAAAAGGAGCTACTAGAGCTGCGTATTAATATTCTCAAAGATATAGTTGATGCTTTTATTATTACAGACGGTAATCGGACGTTTCGCGGCGACCCTAAACCTTTTACGTGTTTAGAAACAATTAGAGAGCTAGGACTTCCCGAGGAAAAAATTCAAGTTCTTCATGTTGAGCTTCCCACGGTGGAGGAGTGCTCCATTCCCTGGTCAAGAGAACACGCACAGAGGGATGCTTTAGGTGTCGGAATGAGGATGTGTCCACCCGATTCAGTATTTTTCTTCAGCGATGTTGATGAAATTCCTAAACCAGATCGTCTTTTAGAAGCTGTTGATTTAGCTCAAGCACATCGTGATCGCTGTGTGCGTCTGTCTATGCCAATGTTTTATGGTCGAGCTGATTTACGTGTGCGAGATCCCTTAGGAGATGGGACAAAAGCTCCAGATAACTGGACTTGTGGAACTGTTGTTCTAGCAGAACATTTAGAAAAAACTCCTTCTCAGATTCGTATGAATCCGAATGACATTGTTCTAGGTGACTGCGATGCCGGGTGGCATTTTTCGTGGATGGGAGATGCTGAGCGAATGAAGCGTAAAGTAACTTCGTTTTCTCATTGTTTCGATGACATCCCGAATGCAGTTGCTCCGGCCTACAGCGACGAAATGTTAACTCATTTAGAAGCTTATAAAGCAACAGCAGGCGGTACAGATCCTCTAGGTCGTGCAGATCACATTCTGGAACAGTACCCACATGAGCTTTTACCGCCAGAACTGTTTAAACTAGAGCGAGTAAAGAACTATTTACTGCCAAATGGCCAATCAAATGCCTAAGGAATTACTGGAACGTTTCAAAAAAAAGGAAGAGACCGGTAAAAACGGCGAAACTGATGACAAAAGCAAAAAAATGGCTCGGATCGAAGCTCTTCGTAAGGCTAAAAAAGCTAAAGTAAAACGTAGCGCTGATAAAGAAAACTCGGGCAAGTAATCTCTGCCTGAAAAACTCGGATAACAGGTCATGGCAGACAATTTAAGCATTCGTCAGCGTTTTAGCGAGATTCTTGAAGCTTCTCGCACGCAAGATCGAAGCAAACAATCTGCCACCCTGGTGGTTTTGAGCCATTTGCAGCAGATGACGCTGCTTATGATTAAAAAAGGCGTTCTTTTTTATTGCGAACAGGATACTTATAAAGCTAGGAATAAGTTTATTGACTCTTTGATGTCTTTAAACAAAATCGATATTCGTTTTCCAAGTATTATTCGTAATTTTTTAATAGACGGGTGCGGTTTATTTTACTTTCGCCCTGATCCTAAATTAAAATACCAAATTTACTTTTTTTCGAAGCATCAGTACCGTGTTTATCACGACGTAAACGGTGAGATTGAAGAAGTTGTAATTATTTACAGTTATAAAGTTAGAAATTCTACTTTAGGGTTGCCTGCCGATACTTATGGGCAAAATAAACGCTACGTTCGTATTTCAATAACTGTAGATAAGATTAATGAGTTTGAATCTAACAGTGAACTTAGTTTTGAGTTAGAACCAGGCACTGTTTTAACTCCAAAAAATAGCCGTAAAAACGAACTTGGTTTTATTCCCGCTGTTGAAGTTTTAAATAAACCAAACAGTAGCGGAACGGAAGGGGAAGGGGAATTTGAACCCTTCATGGAACAAATCGTGCTGCATGACAGCATGATGCAGAATATTGCTAAAAATATTGAATTTTTTGGTAACCCCACTCTGATCAGTTCCCGACCACGCAGCGATCTTGTCGAAGCTGCGGATTCTGATCGGACTTTCCGTCCCACAATTAGTAGTCAAAGCGGATTTAGCGGACGAGATACTCCGTCTACTCGTGTTTCTGAACCTTTTGGTTCAAGCGCATTGATGGGCGGACTGCGTGTGCCTCGCGTTATTGCCAACGTGGAGCCGTCAGACCGCGTGGGCTATATGACGCCCGACCCGGTTAACGGGGACATGAATCGTTATTCGCTCTTGTTAAGAGAGGAAATACGTACTGCGTTAGGGGGTGTCGACGAAATTTCTATTTCGGCAGGTGCCACTGCAACGGAGATTAAAGGTCTAATGGGTCGGGCTCAAGCTACGGCCCTTCGTAAAAATAAAAGTTTTCTTTCGTACGGTTTTTGTCGCTTGTTGGAGATGATTATTTTCCATCAAGAACAAATTTTCCGCGAAAGTTTTATACAGGTAATGGGGTTTGAAGCTCCCAAACCGCCCAAAGAAAATACTCAAGAAGCACAAGAGAAATACCAGAAAAAAATAAATAAATACGAAACCGAAATTGACGCGGCAATGGTGTCTGCGTTGCAGCAAAACAAAGTCCCGAACGGGGTTTATGGCTTACCTTCTGACGGAGATCGTGAGGTTTCTTATCGGTTCCAAGGGGATGTTTATGAGGATACGGCGTACGACATTAACCAGAAATCTATTGTCGTTCGAAACCTCCAAGAACTCGGTGTGGATAGCATCGAAGCTCTGAAATATTTATTCCCCGATAAAACTGATACAGAGCGTGCTGAGATGTTGAAAGGATTTCCTTTCCGAATGATTCAGCAAACACAGGGCGCAATGCAACAATTTCTATTATTATTAAATCAGATGTTGCAAGCGCCACATCCACTTTCGCCGAATCAACCGCTTGCGGCTGACCCTCGGCTAAACATAACGCCCTTGCTTTATAGGACGTTTGACCACCTTGCGCAAGAACTGACTTACTCGGGCAGCTATGAGCCAGCAGATCCCAGCTTCGATCCCGAGCCCGGCATCCCCGGCGGTAGCGGCCCCTTCGGCGGCTCCATCGGCAGACCAGGGCTCAACAGCCTACCCCCAGTGGGTAGCCAATACCCAGGTGGCACCTTCGGCAACTATGCCGCAAGCGCCGTCGCAGGCAACACAGGGTACGGTCCCTTCTACCAGCAACCAGTACAACCAGTTTCCGTCAACGTCCTCCCCGTCCAACCCGTGGGAAGCAGCGATGGGCAGTTTGGAACGGGTGGTTTCTCGGATCTCCCCGTCCCCCAGCCAGGCAGCACAGTATCCGCAGTATCAAACGGCACCGCAGGATACTCAACTTTACAGTCAGAGTTTACAGGCCCAGCCTTATCTGTACCAGGCTCCTACGGCTCAGCCGACCTCGTACAACAACGAGTCTACAACCCAGACTTCTTATCCGACTTCTACGGAGCAGCAGTCCAAAGCCCAGTTAAGCCCAGAAACCGTCGCCGTCGTTAATCACTTCGGTATTGACGCTCCTGGAATCCTTAACCAGTACTCTGTTGTTCTTGAAGATGCACTGATTGCTCAGCATGAAGTGCTTGATGCAGCTGTCTCTCGTGGCGCCGCCATGGAGCAGATTCTGACAAACCCCGATCAACTTGCTGATTACACCAATCGGTTCTTTACCGAAGTGTATCCTGTTGATGCTGATGTCAGCGAGCAGCAATCTTATCAGCCCCGTTACGATCAGCTTCCCGCTGTTCCTGCTTCGGCTATGGCTGGTGCTCCTGCTGCAAACAGCGACACCCAGTGGAACGGTTTTACGGACACCATGAACCGTAACCCCGATCAAGCTTGGCGTTATCTGTCTCAAATGAGTCCTGATGCGTTCCGCAGCAAGCTCTTGTTCATGGATGCCAGCTGATTACGTTTCGTAACTAGCCCCTAAAGCCACGAAGCCTCGTTCATAATTGAACGGGGTTTTTTTTATCTATGATTGCTCGTCACGTTATTCCGTCCATTTTTTGCTCATTAGATGATGACTCCGCTACTCAGCAATTTAAAGATTACGAGTTAATTGCAGAAGCTATTAAGTTTGCTGCTTCAAAACCTATTGCCCCTGATTTTGAGTACGCAAATATTTTTCCTGGTGAGCACTATCGCATTCTTGCTGGTCTTGTAAAAATTTTAAAACCAGGCAAGTTAATCGACATTGGTACTTACCGAGGATGTTCTTCCAGAGTAATGCTTGATTTCAGTGAGCCTGAAGCTACTGTAAGTACTTTTGATTTATACGATTATTGCAGTTTTGATTGGACTGTTTTAGCCGAACAAGATTTTATTTCCGGGCGTCTTACGCAACATCTTTCGGATCTTAAAGATGTTTCTGAATTTGAAAAACACAGAGATTTACTTGAATCTGCAGATTTCATCATGTTGGATGGACCTAAAGATGACGAGTTTGAACGAACTTTCCTGCATCTTTGCAGAAGATTAAAACCGTTTAATCGTCCTCGTTGGCTTTTAATTGACGACATTCGATTTGACAATATGGTCCATTTGTGGCGCTCTATAAAATCACCGAAATTGGACATCAGTTCCTTCGGGCATTTTTCTGGGACAGGTTTAGTTAATATAGAAACAGGCCTGCTTATTAAGTAATTCCTTTTGCAAGCGAAGGAGAAGGCCCGCAAGTACACTGAGAAAAAGAAAACCTCCTGAAAAATGTCTAACTCACTTGGTGGTCGTCGCCGTAACAGTCAAAGTTCTGCCAGTGCTGATGCTGAAAAAATTCAGCAGTTAGAAGCAGAACTTGCAGCCTTGAAACAAACCTATGCCGAAGATATGGGCAATATCGGCATAGATATGATTGGTCTTAATGACAAAATTGAACAACTTAAAACAAATTGAAGTTTGATTAAAAACTTATAATGGGTATAAGCCTGCGAATTTATCGTGGTTTATAGCCCTCTCAGCAATTACAAATACGACAGCGGTCCGCACCGTATTCAAAGTGGGCCTAACCACGAGGGCTACGTTGTTTTAAGTTCTGGTATTCAAGATACCGGAGCTGATCTTGGTGTAATTACAGCAGGGCCACCGAATAGCGGTTCTTGGTATTCGACAACCGCGTGGCGTGCGGTTCCTCAAGCAGTATCTGGTTACTGGGTTGATTACGAAAATACGGATTATCTGCCTAGTGGATCTTTAAGTTCCTACACGGGGTATAGAGGATTATTTACAACAACAATTGCAAACGCCAAAGTTGTAACTTCTGAAGGAGCTAATTATGGTTTACG